CACCCCCCTCAACCACGCAGACCCCCCCCCGTCATGGATACCTTGCACCTCCTAGCATTTGTTTCTATACTTCGCGCAACAGCTTCGGCTTGCGAAAAGGCAGTACATAGTTATGGCGCTAGCGCTAAAACCAGAATTTGGTATGGAGATACCCCTCAACGCGTCCTATACGGACCTGCGCAGGCGGGCAGAAGCAGCGTGTAGAACCATACAGCAGCTGCAAGAACACGGGTTGAACATCGAACCAACCGACGAAGACAGCGAGGTGGCTACTGCACTCGTTGTGGCTTATGCCAAAGACGCGGAAAAAACCTCAAAGACCATTTCAAACGCCAACGCTGCGGAGCTTACCCCTGCCTCCTTAATACAAGTGGGAGGGATACTTAAAGAGTTTGGGCAAATCGTAGCCACGCAAGCCGCAGAGATTCGACACACTGTGGTTAACAAGCTCATCCTAGAAACTGAGAACCCCGATGCCCGGATACGGGTAAAAGCATTAGAGCTTTTGGGGCGGATGACAGACGTAGGGTTGTTCAACGAGCGCAAAGAAATACTGGTGACCCACCGAACGTCAGACGAGTTGCGCGAGAAACTCAGAGAAAAACTACAAACCCTCAAGAAAAATAGCCAAGGGATATACGAGGTGAGTGAACCGCTTGAAGGGGAAGTAGAGGAAGTAGAGGAAAAATATCAGGAGGATGACCTTCCTCTATGAGTACTGTGTCGCCTAGGAAAACGGATTTGCGGGTGAAAGCTCCCCCACCTGAATTCACTGAAGACGAGCTTGAAATTATTTTAAGCAATTTGGATACCTATACTTCGGAAGAACAGGCGGAGATTTATAAGATAGTAGATGAGCTGTCTGTCCGCAAACAAGCTGAAGCGGCGTATAACGATTTAATCGCTTTTTGCTGCGCAATGCAGCCGGACTATAAGGTGGGTAAACACCATCGGATACTGGCAAACCTGCTCATGGACATTGAACGTGGGAAAACCTACGGAGAGAAAGACGTAGATACCGGCGCGGGCAAAGACCGTATCTGCGTAAATATGCCCCCTAGACACGGCAAATCTCAACTAGCCTCTGTTATGTTCCCGGCGTGGTTTTTAGGGCGCAACCCCGATAAGAAAGTAATGATGGTGTCCCACACAACCGATTTGGCTGTAACCGTGGGCCGTAAGGTGCGTAATTTAATTTCAACCCCCGAGTATCAAGCCATATTCCCTAACGTGCAGTTGGCGGCGGACAGCAAAAGTGCGGGCAGGTGGGATACAAACCAAGGCGGGGAGTACTATGCGTGTGGCGTAGGCAGCTCCATTGCGGGACGGGGAGCACACTTACTGATTATTGACGACCCCCACTCAGAACAAGATGTGCTCAACGGCAACTTTGGAGTATTTGAAAAAGCCTACGAGTGGTTTACGTACGGTGCACGTACACGCCTAATGCCCAACGGGCGAGTAGCTATTATCCAAACCCGTTGGCACCTTGATGATTTGACGGGGCGCGTTACCCGAGACATGGCGCAAAACGAGCAAGCGGATCAGTACGAGGTTGTTGAGTTCCCCGCTCTATTAGAGGTGGAAACAAAAAAGCCAGACCCTGAAAACGCTGCTCTATTTGTGGTGAAGATGGTAGAGAAACCGCTGTGGCCTGAGTTTTTTACCCTACGGGCCCTGCTACAGACTAAAGCCTCAATGCCGTTGTTCCAGTGGAACGCGCAGTATCAGCAAAAACCCACGGCAGAAGAGGCGGCCATTGTTAAGCGAGAGTGGTGGATGGAGTGGCTGCATGAAGACCCGCCCGAGTGCGAGTACATAATTATGTCTTTGGACGCTGCAGCGGAAACAAACAACCGTGCCGACTACACAGCGTTGACCACGTGGGGGGTATTCCATAATGATGAGGAAAACCGCTACTCCATCATCCTGCTGAACTCTATAAAACGACGCGTTGAATTTTTTGAGCTAAAAGAGTTGGCGCAAAAAGAGTATCTATACTGGGAGCCCGACGCGTTTATCGTAGAGAAAAAATCCAGTGGTACCCCCCTGTACCAAGAAATGCGCCGTATGGGGCTGGTAGTACAAGAGTACACCCCACATCGCGGGTCTGGGGACAAGATAGCGCGTTTAAACTCCGTAGCTGGTATAGTGCAGGCAAACTTAGTTTGGGTTCCACGAACACGTTGGGCGGAAGAGCTGGTAGAAGAACTTGCGGGGTTTCCGTTTATGTCTAACGACGACTTGGTTGACAGCACCACCATGGCGTTAATGCGGTTCCGGCAAGGAGGGTTCTTGCGTTTGCCGTCAGACGAAGTAGACGAGCCTATAGATAGAAGGCGTGGTAAAGAATATTACTGAGGACACGTAAATGGCAATTGAACGCAGCTTGTATGAGATGCCGCAGGGTCTACCGACCAAAGGTCTTGGTGTCGAGATTGAGATGGACATGGGACCGGCGGGAGCTGAGATCGTGATGCTGGACGACGGCAGCGCAGAAATTACCCTGTCCCCAGAAGACTCCGAGGGTGACACAGACATCGACTCTGCTCCGTTTGATGCCAACTTGGCCGAGTACCTTGATGACGGCGTTATGTTAACGCTTGCCAACGATCTGGTGGGGTCAGTGCAATCTGATATAAACAGCCGCAAGGACTGGGCGGATACGTTCGTCAAAGGTCTTTCCGTGCTGGGGTTCAAGTACGAGGAGCGCACCGATCCGTGGGAAGGCGCCTGTGGCGTGTACTCAACGGTGCTGGCAGAGGCAGTAATCCGCTTCCAAGCGGAGGCAATGAGTGAGACGTTCCCAGCTGCGGGCCCGGTTAGAACCAAGATTATTGGAGAAGTTACCCGAGAAAAAGAAGACGCCGCCGTGCGTGTTCAGGCGGATATGAACTACGAGATAACCGAGGTGATGAGCGAGTACAGGCCCGAGCATGAGCGGATGCTGTACACCCTTGGATTGGCAGGTTCTGCATTTAAGAAAGTGTATTTTGACCCGAACATCGGCAGGCAGGTATCGATTTTTATACCCCCTGAAGACGTTATCGTGCCTTACGGTGCCTCTACTATAGAGAGTGCTGAACGAGTAACGCACGTGATGCGTAAAACCAAGAACGAGATGGCCAAACTTCAGGCATCCGGGTTTTACGTAGATGTCTCACTGGGTGATCCAGTGCCGTACCGCACAGATATTGAGGAGAAAAAGGCCGAAGAAGGCGGATATTCTCTTACTGACGACGACCGATATAGCATTTATGAGATACACGCCGAGCTTGTTATAGAAGGTGTTGACGAAGACGACGGCGATATACAAATAGCCAAGCCGTACGTGGTCACTATCGAGCGCGGGGACAATACAGTACTGGCGATCCGTCGAAACTGGAACCCAGACGACGAATTGATGCTAAAACGTCAGCATTTTGTCCACTACGTGTACGTTCCGGGCTTCGGATTCTACGGTTTGGGACTAATTCACATCATTGGGGGCTACGCAAAGGCGGGAACCTCGATAATTCGTCAACTTGTTGACGCTGGCACCCTGTCAAACCTGCCGGGTGGGCTAAAAACCCGTGGTTTGCGCATAAAAGGCGACGATACGCCCATTTCTCCGGGCGAATTCCGTGATGTAGACGTCCCAAGCGGGTCTATCCGCGACAATATCATGACGCTGCCGTACCAAGAGCCGAGCCAAACCCTACTGGCGCTTTTGAACCAAATCACTGAAGAAGGGCGTCGTTTGGGAGCAATCTCGGACATGAACATCAGTGACATGAGCGCGAACGCGCCAGTGGGGACCACACTTGCCCTGCTAGAACGCACGCTAAAGCCGATGGCGGCAGTCCAATCGCGGGTTCACTACGCGATGAAGCAGGAGTTTAAGCTCCTCAAGGCAATAATTGCCGAGTACGCCCCCACCGACTACACGTATATTCCCGATAGAGCGCAGTCCCCTGCTAAACAGTCGGACTATGCAGTGGTCGACGTCATCCCAGTAAGCGACCCGAACAGCAGCACAATGGCGCAGCGAGTGGTGCAGTACCAAGCAGTGCTCCAGATGTCGCAAACCGCCCCACAAATTTACGACTTACCGCAGCTGCACAAGCAGATGATCGAGGTGTTGGGGGTTAAAAACGCGGACAAACTCATACCGACGAGTGACGATATGAGGCCGACGGACCCCGTTAGCGAGAATATGAACGTGCTGGTGAACAAGCCGATCAAAGCATTTATCACTCAAGACCATGATGCCCACATCGCTACTCACCAGTCATTTATGCAAGACCCGCAGATCGCGGCGTTTATGGGTCAGAACCCAGCGGCGCAGCAAATGATGGGAGGTTTGACCGCCCACATCGCGGAGCACATCGCGTTCTCGTACCGACAGCAGATAGAAAATGCACTGGGCGTACCGATGCCCGCACCTAACGCTGAGTTGCCAGAAGAACTGGAAGTTAAGTTGTCTAGCATGATTGCCGAGGCTGCGCAGCAGAACACCCAGCAGAAACAAGCCGCCGCCGCGCAGCAACAAGCGCAGCAACAAGCTCAAGACCCGATCATGCAGATGCAGATGCAAGAGCTGCAGATTAAGGCAGCGGAGCAGCAGCGCAAGGGCCAGAAAGACCAGACGGATGCGCAGCTCGCAGCAGCGAGATTGTCGCTAGATGCCCAGAAAGCTCAAAACACTTCGGCGTTGGAGTCCAGCCGAATTGCGGCAATGACCGATCAAGCTGATGCACGACAGAACTTGGATGAAGCCAAGGCGATTATGGATATGGTCAAAACAAACCAGCCTCCACAGAGGTAACAACAATCACAGGAGTTAGAACCCTATGAGAGATTTAAGTCGTGACCCCGAGCGTATACTTGATGGACAGTATTTTTCTCTTGAAGACGTAACAAAAGAAATGCTTAGGGCGATGTACTGCCTTAGCCATGATGCAGCATTGGAGGAGCCTAACGAGGCAATGAAGTCCTCTCAAGCAGCATTAAACCTAGCAAACGCGCTTGCTGTCTTAGTCAATGCGTGGGAGTAACACACCGTGAATGAGGTTGTTACGACAGCGGAACCAAAAGTGTCCGTCATTATGTTGTTGTATAACGGGAGAACGCACCTGCTTAAACGGGCAGTACAGAGCGTGCTAAACCAGACATACACAAACTGGGAACTTATACTCCAAGACGATTGTTCCACCGATGGCACTTTTGAAATGGCTGTTGGGTTTGCTTTACTAAACAAGAACGTGAAGATTTCTAGGAACAAGACTAATTTGGGGATCAGTAAAAATAGGGCCGCTGCGTTTAAAAAAACTACGGGGGATTTAATTTGTCATGTGGATAACGACGACTTTATCTACCCCCACTCAATAGAGACCATGGTTAAAGTGTTTAACACCCACCCCGATACTGGGGTGGCCTATAGTGACACAGCGTTTGTGGATGATGAAGGTCTCCCAACATCTTATACGGCCAATAAAAATCCCGGTGGCCCCATGACTGACTACGGTTGGCGCCACTTTGGGATGTACCAAAGGTTTGCATATAACAAAACTAAAGGCTACAACGAAAATTTAGCAAGCCCCTGCGAAGATGGGGATTTGTTTATGCAAATAGCGGAGAAGTTTCCTTTCAGACGAGTTCCACAAGTTTTGTACGCTTACAATAACACGGGGCCTCACGAAAGCGCTAAGAAACCCGACTGTAAAGAATGCCCCAGCAGGGGCAGCTGTGATTATATACGAGTGTGGGCTGCCGGGTTAGTCGATCCAGTAGAAAAAGAAAAATGGCAACAGCTAATAGTACAGGGGCAACAGCCCCAGACACCCCCAGAGGCGGTATATGGCTAAAACCGTATTTGATGTGCTGGACGAGCGGATAGTAAAAGCTATCCACGATAATGAAGACTTTTTAACCTCTGGCGGAGCTAAGACCCTAGAGGGGTATAGAGAGGCGTGCGGGGTAATCCGGGGTCTAGCTCTGGCACGACGAGAACTACAAGACCTTGCGAAAAACTATATGGAACAGAACGATGATTGAACCTACGGCAGCAATGACGCAGCTTGAGAAAAAACGCAAAGTAAAAATAAATGAAGCGGAAGTGGCGCAAGCCGCGCTTGAAGCCGCTATTCCTAAACCAACGGGATATCACATCCTGATTGCGCTACCAAACGTGGAAGAAACCTTCGGGGAATCCATGCTGCTAAAGGCCGACAAAACAGTGCGTGAGGAATACATCCTCTCCACCATTGGGTTGGTGCTTGATATGGGCGACCAAGCCTATAACGACAAAGACCGTTTTTCCGCAGGCCCGTGGTGTAAGCCGGGGGACTACGTGATGTTTCGAGCAAATACAGGCACGCGGTTCAAAATTGGTACGCAGGAGTACCGGCTCATGAACGACGATTCTGTCCAAGCTATTGTACCCAATCCGAGAGCCATCTCTCGCGTGTAAGGAGTAACCTATGCCAATGCAACAGGTAGAGTTTGATTTTCCAAATCCCGACAAACCGTCGGCAGTCACTGTAGAGGTAGAACAGGAGGTTGCTGATGAGGGCTTTGAGATTGAAGGCGCTGTCGGAAGAGAGACCGTCGCTAAGAAAAAGAAGAATCTAAAAGTTGATGACGTTGAGATAGAAGTGGTTAACGACGTGCCACTGGGGGACAGAAACAGAAAGCAGTCAACGCCCCTCGAAGTCACCGATGACGAGTTGGATAGCTACTCCAACAAAGTTAAAAAACGAATTCAGCACATCAGCAAAGGCTACCACGATGAGCGGCGGGCAAAAGAGCAAGCCCTGCGCGAGCGCGAGGAGCTGGAGCGTTACGCCAGAGTTCTTATTGACGAGAACCAGAAGCTAAAGGGTTCTGTTGATAAAGGGCACAACGCGCTGATTGAGTCTGCTAAAAAGCAGGTTCAAGGTGAAGTGCAAACTGCAAAGCAGAAGTACAAAGAAGCCTACGAAGCGGGCCAGACTGACGATATTATCGCCGCTCAAGAAAGTCTGAACGCCGCCCAGATACGCATGGACAAGGTCAATAACCTAGCTCCTAGAGCACAACCAGAACCAGCAGCTTTACAAAATCAAACAGCTAGTGTACAACAGCAGAAAATACCCACCGCTCCCCAGCAGCAGCCGTCGAGAGACGAAAAAGCCGAGGAATGGAGAAACGATAACTCGTGGTTTGGCAGTGACGATGAAATGACAGCGTCGGCTCTGGGTTACCACAGCAAGCTAGTGAAAGAGGGTGTAGACCCTAGATCAGATGAATACTACGAGAAAGTGAATGCTCGTATGCGAAAGTTGTTTCCAGAGAACTTTGATGAAGATATTGAAGACACAGAAGTACCCCAAAAGGTAAAGAAAGCAGCAAATGTGGTCGCACCCGCTACGCGGAGCACAGCACCCATCAAGGTGCATTTAAGCGGTACACAAATTGCGTTAGCCAAAAAACTCGGGGTGTCTCTTGCGGACTACGCCAAACAGGTTGCGATATTGAGGAGAACATAATGGTTGATAACAGAATAGATCGAGAACTAGAAAAACGCGAACGTACCCCACGTAAACAAGCGTGGCGGCGCCCAGAGTTACTGCCCTCTCCGACTCCACAAGCAGGGTATACGTTTCACTGGGTTCGTATTAGTACCCGAGGACAGTCTGATGCAACCAATGTATCTTCTAAACTCCGCGAAGGTTGGGAACCCGTACGCGCGGTAGATCACCCAGAGATTTTCCTGAGCAGCATTGAGAATGAGCGCTTCAAGGATAATGTCGTTATTGGTGGCCTGCTTTTGTGTAAAGCGCCTGAAGAGCTGGTTAAGGAGCGTAATGAATACTACGCCCACCAAACCAAGTCTCAGATGATCGCTGTGGACCAAAGTCTTATGCGGGAAAACGACCCGAGAATGCCTCTCTTTAATGAGAGGAAAACAACGGTAACTTTCGGTAAAGGTTAATTTGAGGATTTTATCATGGCTACAACTGCCGCACCGTACGGGCTTCGTCCCGTTAAACGACTAGATGGTTTGCCGTACTCCGGCGCAACCTCTAGCTACTTGATTGACCCAGCAGGGGAGGCTACAAACCTCTTCTACGGCCAAGTTGTTATTCTTGGCGCAGACGGCTACGTTGCTCTTTGTACAGCAACCGGTGCTGACGCAACCACCAACAACCTCGGCGGTTCCAGTATTGGCGCACTGGGTGTGTTCGTTGGTTGTGAGTACGTAAACGCTCAAGGGCAAGTGATTTTCGCTCAGTACTACCCGTCGGGCACCGCAAACGGCGGTCCGATTAAAGCGTACGTTGTCGATGACCCCTTTGTTCTGTTTCAGGCCCAGTTGGATGGCGCAGGCGTACAAACGATCATCGGAACCAACACGCTGTTCCCGACTGTACAAAGTACGAGCACAGGTAGCACCGCTACCGGTAACTCAACATCAGCGCTTGACGCCACGGTGCAGGTTACTGCAGGTGCCTTCCGCATTGTTTCCTTTGTGTCGCCCACAAGCGACGCGTTCCCCGACGTGTTGGTGGCCTTTAGTAATGGCTTCCACCGTTACACCAACAACGTAGGACTATAAGGAGCCCTGAACCATGGCTATTTCACGTGCACAGCTACTCAAAGAACTGCTTCCGGGGCTTAATGCTCTGTTTGGCCTTGAGTATGAAAAATACGGTGAGCAACACGCCGAGATTTATGAGACCGAAAGTTCA